CCTTATGGCCAGCCCCGCAGCCTTCCTTTTCTCTGATGTAGTGCGGGCACCTGTTAATGTCTGCCGCAAGCCCACATATCCCTTTCATGACTTACATCACCTCCAACTCTTAAGAATATTATACGAACGTGCGTTCTAAAAGTAAAGAGGGGTATGGTGGAAATTATTACCATAATTAGCCTAGACAAACTATGGTATATTTATATGCATACTAAAACAGTACTGTATTGTTACCAGCCTTTTCCAGTCGAATATGGTTTACATAATGGTAATATATCGATATGAAAATACTGCTTGATGAATATATGAAAAAGAGGAACTTGACCGAGCGGCAGGTTAGTATTATGACAGGGTTGTCTAAATCGACTATACATGAGATAAAAGGAGGATCCATGCCGAGAATAGATACCATGGTAATGCTTGCCAAAGGATTACATATGAAGGTAAGGGATTTAACAGACTCCACTGATATATAAAAAGTGGTCGGATTTCCGGGCAAAACGTTTCATTTCTTTCTTATTTGCGTTTTAATTAATACAAGAACGTAAAGGAGGGGCGAGATGAAAAAAGAGAATATATGCAACCTTGACAAAAAGAACATATGTTCTTATAATGAAAGGAGGAATTAACTACCGTGGATAAAATAATATAATATGGATAAGGGGGTTATAGTAGTGACATACAAAGGAGGCATAAGGGGACGTGGGAAAGACTAACGATGAAGTCATATGTGATTTTTACAGGTATATTATTGAATTACCGGAAAAAGATTATCGTGCAATTTGCGAATGTATGAGGGAGAGTGAACCAATGCGTGGCATTGCGGAGAAAATGATTTGTAAGGCAAATAAAAAACGAATTCAGGTTATAAACTTGGATACTAATGCACAATTGTAATTCGTGTTGCATCTCGTGATGCATAGCTTTATAAAAGTTAATTTTTTTAATTGAATATTTAGAAAATAAACTAAATATATAGTACCGGGAAACCATGTATTTATAAGGAATCCCGGTACTATCAGCTATTTTTGACATTTTATTTTTCCAGTTCAAATCTGGTTGTCGCCTCTCTAAAACCTCAGTGTTTACTGGGGTTTTATTTTTTGTGTTGCATCTTCGTGTTGCATAGAACTGAAATATGTGTTCGCGATCTGATTCATTTCTTGTGTTTTCCCCATCATAGCATGACGGTATACATTTTTTAATACGCCATCATTTCCCCAACCACCACGACTCATAATATATGCATCCGGTATGCCAAGTGCGTGTTGAATGCTTGCAGAGTAATGTCTTAAATCGTGAAATCTAAAATGTGTTATACCAGAACTTTTTAACAGTCTTGAAAAACGAGTAGTTATATTATCAGGTGTTAGTTTTGTGACCTTTCCAGACATGTTTTTCCACTTATCAGCCACAAAGTCAGGGTAATCTATAAAACGGTCTCCAGCATAAGATTTAGGTGCTTTTATAACCCATGTCTTGTCTGGTGCCAAAACCATATTTTTACATACGTGAACGATATTCCCATTTATATTATCAGTGTCAAGCGCACATATTTCACCGCGCCGCATCGGTCCGAAAGCAGCGAGTAAAATTGGCAACTCTAGATCAGTTCCAGCTGCTAATTTGATAAGTTTTTTTACATCGTCATCTGATGGTATATATAGCTGTGGACGTACCGGCCTTGGTAAAACTGTATTTAATACAAAACTTGGGCGCTCCTGTTTAATAACAGCAGAAATTAACCCGTGATTATCTCTAACAGTTTTAGGAGCATGTACTTTGGCATCGTTGTTTACAAAATCTTGAATTATTTCTTGCGTGATATTATTTATCTCAATATTAGCCAATACTTTTAAATCCTTATCTTGTAATCTCTTGTAATTTAGTATAGTGCGAGGGGAGACAACAGGTTCCCTCATGGAGATATATTCTTTAAGGGCCTGACCAAAAGTTTTTTTAGTCCTAGATCTTGTTTCTTTGGTCAAAGCATACTCAGTCGCCATATTTTCCGCTATTTTCTTTCCTGCATTTTTGGGGTTGTCACACGTAAAAGATTTATAGTGTCGTTTTCCATTTTCATCTGTATAATCAAATACTTGTACCCTCCATGATCCCGATGGCAGTTTTCTTGCAGTAGGCATATCGCTCTTCCTTTCATTACTTGTTTTTTAGGTATAAAAAATACGCCATACCTTTGACAGATTGGCGCATTCGTGATACAATAAGTCTGCGAAAACCTTGTATCAGGCCATTGTCTGGTATGATTTATAAAATCCGTTCCGGTATGTGCCGGGGCGGTTTTTATTTTATTTTGATAGTAGCATAATAACGCTAATTAATTCCGTTTAGACTGTCTTGTAAAGATTTCATAGCATTGCTTATGTTATTCATAGTTATATAATATTTGTACGCCCAAATAATGAATAGTACAGTAAAAACTATGGATATAGCTACCCGGACCCCATGACAAAACTTCTTGTTGTACCACATTAGAAATAAACCGACAGGATAGCAACAGCAAAACATCATTAAAAGCGTGAACCACCAACTTTGGTAAAACTTTAATTCTTCCGCGCTGTGCTCTACAATATTTAGTTGTGGATTATTGCTTTCAATTAATTCTATGGTTTTTTCAATTTTATCATTCGATTTCTTGATAAACTCAAATCTTGTAACTTTATTATCATTATCTATAAATTTAACATATCCCGGTTCGATTGTACTGGCATATGAAAATTCAATTCGTTTTAAATCATCATATACAAGTCTTTTTGTATTACCAAAAAATGTTAAAATATTTGATTCTTTCTTCCCTACATACAATTCCTGTGAGGTACCTTTTATACTCATACTTAACACCCCTTTTTAACTAGGATTGCTCTTAAACTATTTTTTCTTAGCCATTTCGCGCATTAATTCAAATTGCTGTCTTACGTTTGTCACAAAAGCTGCCATGATTTCTTTGGTTTTATCATCAAGTTCTACGCCATCAAAATAAAGCGGGCTGCCATCGGGATCTTTTATATCGCCTATAATATCATCAAATTTCTTAGCAATGTCTCTATCTACTACAGACGCTATCACGGGTTTCTTATTTTCGTTAGATTCTTTCCCAGTCATTAAATAATCCATGCTAATCCCGAAGTATTCGCAAATCTTCCCGCCTATTTCAGGACCAACCAGCGATCGCTTCTTCTTCCATGTATAAATAGTTGATTGTGATATACATGTGTCTTTACAGAACTTGTAGATGGTTATCCCGTGCTTATGAAGTAATGCTTCAAAAATATCGTACATAGTCAATCTCGCTTTCCAAAAAAAATACCTCAAAAAAACGCAATAAACCTATTGACTACTGCTATGTATAGTGGTATAGTATGCATATACAACGGCAGAGCGCGGTAAAAGCGTTAAATATAATATGGTTGTATCGGTTTAGTGACATACATCGTTCGCAAAACAAGTATATCACTAAACCGTGGTATATGCAAGTATTTTTTAACGAAAGGGGGGATTTTATGCCTAAAATGTATTCGTGCACAGAAGTAGCAGCACGCTACGGTGTTCAAGTTCGCACTGTCTGGGGCTGGATAAAGAAAAAGAAATTACCAGCGATGAAAATCGGAAGAGACTACAAGATCAATGATGATGACATAGCGACATTTGAAGAATCATGCCGCACGGCGAGGTAACTACATAACATAAGCACATTGAAAAGGAGGTACATATTTGAACGATTTAAAAATCTTTAGCAATGCAGAGTTAGGGCAGATGCGAACAGTAATCATTGAAAATGAGCCATACTTTGTCGGTAAAGATGTTGCTGGTATCCTCGGGTACCAAAACGGTAGTCGAGATATTAACAGGCACGTTGATGGTGAAGACAAAACCAAATTGATGGTCTTTGATGGAATACAGAATAAAGAAACCATCGTCATAAATGAAAGTGGGCTATATAGCTTAATTCTTTTAAGCAAACTGCCATCTGCAAAGAAATTTAAACACTGGGTGACAGCGGATGTTCTCCCGTCAATCCGTAAGCATGGAGTATATGCAGTTGATGAACTGCTTAATGATCCAGACTTAGCAATCAAGGCGTTTACCGCATTGAAAGAGGAAAAAGAACGAAATAAGCAACTTACAGAGGAAGTCAATGTTAAAAATCAGTTGATAGGTGAGTTAAAACCGAAAGCTGATTACATGGACAAAATTCTCAAAAACCCCGGTCTTGTCACCATTACGCAGATTGCGAAAGATTATGGAATGAGCGGTTATGAAATGAATGCCACTCTTCATAAATTCAATGTCCAGTATAAACAGAGTGGGCAATGGCTGCTTTATAAGGATTATTCCAAATGCGGCTACACACACTCTGAAACGATCGACATAACTCATTCTGACGGCAGTACATCGGTTAAAATGAATACAAAATGGACACAGAAGGGGCGGTTATTCCTGTATCAGCTACTAAAAGATAATGGAATTTATCCTACAATTGAGAAGGTGAGGGAGTAAATTGCCAAAAGTGAAATTAAGTGACTTTGAGCAAAAGAAGCTTATCGCTCGCGTTACTATCAGAAAAAGAATGGAAATCAAACAGATTAAAACAAAGGAGATTGCGCATCGGTTAAACCGTCCGGAAGGAACGATAAATTACCGCTGGCAGCACCCGGAAACCTTCAGATTAGAGGACTTATGGTCTTTAGTATCCGCGCTCGGATTGAGTGACCAGGAGATCCTACAGATAGTAAGAGGAAAAGAAATTGTATAAGGAGGACAACCCATGGTAAGCATCATCAACAAAGTGGACCTAAAGCCGCTTAACGAAGAATTGTACGCAAGGCCGCAAGCCTGCGAGTTACCTTATTATGAGCGCCAAAACGCGATTTGCCATATATGAAGTGGACTATGAAGAGAATGGAAATAACTGCTGTGAGGCTGGTAGTGATCCTGAGGGACCGCGGTTTACATACCGTGGAATCCCGATAGCGACCTGCAACGCCGTACCATTTGGCTACATTGATATCAAAGATTAAGGAGGGGTAAGCATGGAAGAAAGATTCTGGCGCCAGAGGTGGCGTGAAGAATGCGAGAGTAAGAGATTTTTCATCAGCATTGTAGTAACTCAGGGATTAATAAATACCGGGCTGGCGGCTGTGCTGGTGTGGGCGCTGAGATAGGAGCGAATTAAAGGCCGCTGAGGCTAAAGAAGGAGGACATATGGCAAAATTTAATATTGAAGTGGATTTAGACTGGATCGAAGAGGAAGGATTTTCGATTGATGAAGAAATCAGGAATCAGGTTGTTGATGGTGTTAAAAACGAATTACTGAGAAAGGCAACGCAAGAAGCCGTAAGCGCTTTGGATAAAGAAATCGCTTCAAAGGTAGAAACTGCTGGGAAAGTAATTCAGGAAAAAGTAGATTCTTTCATTGAAAATGTTTGCGAAGAAAAGATTGCAAGCATGAAGATTCCTTACAAAAAGAGCACGTGGAGTGATGAAGTCAAGTACGAATCAATGACCGAATTTGTTGGCAGAAGGTACGAAGATTTTCTTAACAGAAAGGTATTCGACAGGGATGGTCATACACCAAGATACGATAGTGATAAAAACACTTCTCTCAATGAGTATTTCGTTAATAAATACTTGGAAAAGGAGCTTGCAGGAAAAGTAAGTGAAATGATTCGTACTGCGAAGGAAGAAGCTGAGAAAACTGTCTTGAAAACTTTGGAAGCAAACCTAAAAGATCAGCTTGCAGCAGATACCATTAAGCGTCTTAACATTCCTAAGTTGCTTGGAAATTTACAGCAGAAAGCTATTGAATTTGAAAGCGAGAAAGGAAAGAAGTGATCCTATGAATTACATAGTCAGGTACAACGGCTGGGGAATCCACGTTGAAGCGAACAGCGAGAAGCAGGCCAGACACCGGGCATGGGTAAAGTTTAGCGAAGCCTATTCTGTGCCGTACGGTGATTTTATGAGAAATATTGAGGAGGTGAGCGAGGAATGAGTTTAAAAAGACCAGGCGTAATTTTTGATAAGCTGCGATTCATCTGCCCGGATTGCGAAACTGAATTAAAAACAAACAGATGTAGCAATTGCGGACAGATGATTGATACCGATGATTTCGAAATAGATGTCTGCCCTGGTGAAGTCTTGGAAGAATCTGACGAGTGGCGGAAGGTTGAAGATTTTATCATTTCCCGAAACTACACCTGGACTTACGAAGGATTGAAGCACGATTACCAAAATTACTACACGAAAGGTGCGTATTGTAGCCATACATTCCTTGATGTCGTAAAGCACAATGAGGCTGAATGTAAATTCTTATTCGGAGGTTGCGAATCCAGTGAGTGATGAATACAGAGAAAGAATTGCAGAGTTTTTATCACAGTACATAGATATCCTGGATTGTAAGTTAGGATATGGTGACGAAAGGGTAATTCGCCAGGGAATTAAGCTACTTAGCGAACAAAACATCTTTTCAAAAAGCGGATTAAAAAAAGAATTAATGAGGCAGCAAGGGATTGTCTTAACAGATGATTTTATTGAAAAGTGCTTAAGCGTTAAGGTTAAGGAGGAATCATGAAGAAACACTAAACCTACAAAGCCGGAGCCGCCGCTGGGTTAAGCCCACATCAATGGCAGAACGGCGGTAAAAGAAAAAGGCCCACAGGTGCGCCAACACCTGCAGGTCAGAGTAACTATAAAATCATTCATAACCCGTATTATACGTGGTAAATCGGAGGTAGTCAAGATGGAAGATAGAATAATTATGGTTAGCGTGCCATTATCCAGTTATGAAGATGGTGTGCGCGCGATGGCACGGATGGAGGCATTAAAGGCTTTCGTGATTAAAGAGGAATACAGCATTTCTAGAGACGATATTGCATCTATCGTAGGATTCGAACTTCCCTCAAAAGGAGGCGATGCAGATGTATGTGGGGATATGTCAGGAACAAGGAATTGTAGTAACTGATGAAAATGCTTTCCGGTATGCCATGGAGCGGATTGCACATGGCACTCCGGAGGAGCAGAAGGAATTTGTCGAATGGTACTATTCTGGAAATTGGATAGAGGAGGAAGAACATGGACAATGAGATTATTCAGTCAGATCAAACCATGGGATTATCAACAGGAGTGTTTTCAAATTCTGAGAGCTTTCAAGAAATCTTTAACATAGGTAAAATGTTCGCTTCTTCTTCTTTGGTGCCAGCAGCGTACCAAGGCAAGCCGATGGACTGCACTATTGCGGTAGACATGGCAAACCGTATGGGAGTTAATCCTATGATGGTAATGCAGAATTTATATGTGGTCCAGGGTAAACCATCATGGAGCGGACAGGCTTGCACCTCAATGATTATGACAAGCGGTAAATTTAAGAATGTCCACCATGTGTATACCGGAGAGGAGAATACGGATTCTTGGGGCTGCTATCTTGAAGCCGAACGCATTGACAGCCAAGAGATTGTAAAAGGAGCAAAAGTAACAATCAGAATGGCAAAAGATGAAAAATGGTATGACAAGAACGGTAGTAAGTGGAAAACCATGCCTGAACTTATGCTTGCTTATAGAGCATCAGCGTTTTTTGCAAGGGTACATATTCCTAATGCGCTTATGGGCTGCGCTGTTGAGGGTGAAGTTGAGGATATTATAAAGACTGGACCTACCGAAATGGCTATGGACCCATTTGAGGAGGAACCGGCAGAATGATATTAACGGCTGACAATTACTACAGTCAAGAAGCAAATAAGCATTATCTTTCTGTAAGCCAATACAAAGATTTCCAGGGTACTTATGGCAAAGTGGGCTGCGAAGAATATGCACTTGCCAAAATAGATGGGTCGTGGGTTGAAGATATGGAAGAATCGGACGCTTTAATGGTTGGCAGCTACGTTGATGCTTATTTTGAAGGGACCATCGAAGATTTCAAAAGGCAGCACCCTTGTATCTTGAAAAAAGATAAAACCTTGATGGCTAAATACGAAAAAGCCAATCAAATGATTGAGCGGTGTGAGCGTGACAAAAAGTTTATGCAGATGATGAGTGGAGAAAAACAGGTCATTATGACTGCGAATATGTTCGGTGGCGACTGGAAAATAAAGATAGACAGTTATCATGCAGGAAGGTGCATAGTTGATTTAAAGACCTGCCAGAGCATCAGAAAAGAGTTTTACCATGCTGATATAGGCCACATCAATTTCCTTGCTGAATGGGGCTATTACATTCAAGGAGCCGTATATCAAGAGGTCGTAAGAATCAATACAGGGGTAAAATTACCGTTCTACATAGCGGCTGTTTCTAAAGAAAAAGTCACGGACATTGAAATAATACAGTGTGAGCAAAGCCTGTTAGACGAAGCCTTAATCGAAGTTGAGAGAAACACCCCATACATATTACAGCTTAAGAGCGGAGAAATAATGCCTATACGTTGCGGTGGGTGCGATTATTGCAAGTTTACAAAGGTCCTCACAGGTCCAATATGGTCAAGTGAATTACTTGGGGAGGTATAGCATGGATTCTATTCTAACAAATGATACGGAATATTGCTTCTTTTGTGGAGGAATAGCAACCTGTGAACATCATCTGGTATTTGGTAATGCAAGGCGTGACTTTTCTGAGAATAGCGGTTTGAAAGTACCATCTTGTAAGCGTTGCCACACCGACGGCGGACTAATTTATAAGGTCCACGGAAATATCATGGCTGAGAAAATGTCAAAAATAATAGGGCAGTTAGCATGGGAGAAAGAAGCAATTATAAAAGGAGAGTCTCCCCAGGAAGCAAGAGAACGATTTCGCAGAGAGTGTGGAAAGAGTTATTTATAACCTTGTAGTCCCTCTAATCAAGGGAATTACATATATGTCACAAAAATATGCCATTGGAAACCTCTGCCGTTGCTACTTTCAGGGCGGCGGCGGAGGGGAAAGGAGCCTATGGAATATCAGTTTATAATTAAAGGTCGGCTTGACGGTCTGAATGATTACACGGCGGCAAACCGAACCAATCCGCATAAGGGCGGAAAGATGAAAAAAGACAATGAAACAATCGTTATATGCGCCATTAGACAGCAGTTAAGACGGTTACATATAGAAAAGCCTGTTGTACTTAAATTCGCTTGGTATGAGGCTAATAAGCGGCGAGACCATGACAATGTATCAAGCTTTGGACGGAAGGTAATCCAAGACGCTCTTGTCAAGTGTAAAGTGCTGCAGGACGATGGTTGGAGGTATGTGGTGGGATTTACTGATGATTTTTACTGCGACAAAGAGAACCCACGCATTGAGGTATTAATAGTGGAACAGGAGTGATGATGTGACAGAAGGAGGATACATAAAAATCAACCGTGGGATCTTGGAGTGGGAGTGGTACGGGAACATAAATACGAAAGTCTTATTCTTGCACATGCTGATAAAGGCTAACTGGAAAGAAGGTAAATTTCAGGGAATTGATATTCCACGTGGTTCTTTTGTATCCTCTTACCCCAAATTATCTGATGATTTAGGGCTTACTGTGAACGAGATAAGAACAGCATTAAAGCACTTACAATCTACCGGAGAAATCACAGTCAAGACACACTCGAAATTCAGCGTATTTACGGTAGAAAATTACTGTTTATATCAGGACATTAACAGTCAAGTCACAGACAATTCACAGGCAGATAACAGTCAAAGCACAGTCAAAGCACAGTCTATTAACAGTCAATTAACAACAATAGAAGAAGGGAAGAAAGAAAGAAGGGAAAAAGGTAAGAAGGGAAGAAGTAATATATATACCGATCCCGAAAAAGTTCGGCATAAAAGAGGTGAATACGGACACGTGCTTTTGTCAGATGATGAGATTGAACGCCTTGGAAAAGATTACGGCGAGGATATGGCACAGCAGGCAATACAATTCCTTGATGAATATATGCAGATGCATGGGAAGTCCTACAAGGATTGTAACCTTGCTATAAGAAAATGGGTGATAGATGCAGTGAAGAAAAAAGAAATTGAACCGTATAGGCCGGCCCACGGTCCAGCAATTAATCAAACTGAAAAGCAACAGCAAAGCCGGGATATGATGCTTAATTGGGCCATGGCAAAGGAGGAACAGAATGGAAGTTAAAGAATTTGCAGTATTTGCGGATCGATTGAAAACAGCTTTTCCAAAAGATAACTTGCTTTCAACGCCGGATCAGATGGATTGGTGGTTTGACCTGCTTGGAGATATCCCGTACCAGACTGCAATACTGGCACTGAAAAAGTATGCGCTGTCAAATAAGTTTCCTCCAAGCGTGTCAGAGATTAGAACAATAGCGGCGGACCTTACCGGAGAGAGATTGCCAGATGCAGACGAAGCCTGGGGACAGGTAAACAATGCTATAAGGCGTTTCGGATACATGAGGGAGAGGGAAGCCTTAGACAGAATGAACGAACCCGTCAGAAAGGCCGTGGAGCGCATTGGATTCCAGAATATATGTCAATCACCGTATGAGCAGTTGAACACGCTCAGAGCGCAATTCAGGGGAGCATACGAAGCGGAATACCGGAGGTCCATGGAAGTACATAAGATGCCGGAGCGAATGAAACTTGAACAGG